CCTCAACTCTATGGCTCAAGTGTGGGGATATTACCCACATGACACAGAGATCGGTGACACAATGCTTCTCGCAAAAGTGCTCGATTCACAAGGGCCTGGAGGTCTGGATGACCTATCTCATCTCGTGGGCATGGGGGGTCACAAGGGAGAAGGTAAAGAGCACTTGGGCAAAACTCGAAGGGTTCTACTAAGGGCTCGGGCTATTTCGGAAGAGCCCTACGTCGAAACCTATCGCGTAGAAACAAAAGTAGGAGCGAACGGTCGCTCCATCGCCCGCAAGGTGCCGGACAAAGTTCGCCCTCCCACAGTCCAAGAACAAAAAGATCGTTTAGCTCAAGAGTGGTTCAAAGAAAGGACCCTCGACCACGAGCGTACGACGTTCGAAGATATTGTCGGACCTCTAACGGAAGACTGGCTCACCGCTATTTTTTCGGACAAAGAAGCTCCCATCTACACATACGGTCTTATGGACCAAGAAGTGTGTGCCCAATACTGCGCCAGAGACGTGTACTCTACCGCGCTGCTCTGGAGACTGCTGGATAAGCGTCTCCCTTCGGCCGCCAGTGCTCTACGCCGATCTCATCTCGATGCGGTGCCTGAAGCGGTGGGTACCGTTGAACAATGGGGGTTGCCCGTCTCCAATGAGAGAGTGGAAGTGCTCCGCACTGAGCTAGACGAGGTCAACGAAAACATCGAAAGGGAGATTCGAACGTGGATCCCAGACGAAGTACAGTTGGCGTCCACGAAGCAACTAGGTGAGTTTTTATTCGATAAGCTACACCTAAAGGTGGTCAAAAATACTGCAAAAGGAGCCCCCTCTCTAGACCGCGAAGCACTCAGGGAAATGCAAGATCAGCACCCGGTCATCCCGCTGATCCTTCAGTGGCGTGAAGTGTCGAAGCTCCGGAGCGCCTACGTCGATGGGCTATTGAGTCACGTAGGACCGGACGGTCGGATCCACTGTTCTTTCAACTTAGCCGGGGCGGCCACTGGACGGATGTCTTGCACCCGACCGAACCTTCAGACGATCCCATCACGTGGCAAGTTCGCCAAGCTGGTCAAATCCGTGTTCTGCCCTCCAAAGGGCTACACCCTGGTACAGCTCGATTACCGGGCTCTCGAAGTTCGCATTGCCGCCATGCTCTCGGGAGATCCTATTCTGCTGGATGTGTTCGCCCGCGAGGGAGACCCACACCGAGAAACGGCAGAGGCTATCTCCGAGGAGTTGTGGGGAAACGACTTTGCGTCGTGCGGTGGTCTGAAAGATGAGGCGTTGGCAGACGAGCAGAAGAGACGTCGGTCTGTCACGAAGGGTGTTGTCTTTCAGACTCTTTATGGTGGATCCGAGCAAGCCTTAGCAGCCATGCTTAGCATCAGCGAACGGGCAGCTAAAAAAGCTCAATCTGCCGTCATGGCCCGCTACCCCGTATTGAAGCGCTGGATTCGCGAGGAAGTCCAAAAGGCAAAGCGCGACTATGCGACCTATACGTTTTGGGCTGGACTTCCAGCGAGGAAGCGTCCCCTCCCTGACCTCGGGCTCTCCGACGCAAAAAAATCTTCACGAGCAGAGCGCCAATCCTACAACACCGCGGTACAAGGTACGGGGCATGAGTATTGCCTCGCGTCCCTGGTCAAAGTGAGGCAGTGGATTGACGACACTGGTATCGACGCCAAGATCGTCCTCGCCGTCCATGACTCCCTTTTGCTCGAAGTGGCAGACGAGGACGTATCAGAAACGATCTCTTCAGTAAAAGAAATCATGGAGAGCCACTCGACGGATCACGGAATCCGTCTTTCCGTAGACGTAGAAACAGGGAAAGCCTGGGGAGAAATGAAACCGGCGTGACTCTGATTTGGTGGCAGTTGCACCCCCGGATTACCGGGTTCCTGATTGGCGCCCCTATCTGCTACATGATTGGATTTCTAAGCAACAATCCCTTTTTATTCCCTTCGCACTTCCCGCAACAACGACAAGAATCGAAAAAAGGAGAATCCACAATGACTGACACAGAAAAAGAAGGCAGAGAACCTCTCGACGATCGTTATGGGATAAACGAGGCAGATCTACATGGGGAGTACGCACGTTTACCTCCCGAGATAGCCAGAGCATCTTTTGCTCTGGCCGAAGCTACAGGGGCGGCTCTCCGCGCTAAAGCTCAGCTAAAGGAAACTGAGGCCGTTGTTTATTTGACCGCTAAGAAGCTCGCAGAGCAATCCGGCCAAAAAATGACCGAGGCGCGTCTCGCTGCCTCGGTGGAAGTAGATGAGACTGTTGTGGGAGCCCGTGAGGATCATCACAACGCAGAAGTAGAAAAAAAGATGGCAGAGGGGGTCGTGGCGGCCCTCGCGGCGAAAAAGGAAATGTTGATTTCTTTGGGCGCATCTGTGCGAAAAGAAATGGACGCTTTCAGACACTAAACACCAACGCAACGTAAGGAACAGAACGATGACGACACTCGCAAAAACAGATTTTCTTGAGTTTGACATGAGCGCCGCGGCGGAGGACTTCGAAACGGCCAAAGAATCCAGCAGTGAAGAGCTGTTTCTCCGCATCCAAGGTGGAGAGAACGTGCTCCGTATTCTCCCCCCACCTGTGGCTTGGCTTGAGTGGTTCCAAAAGAAGGGACAGAGGCCCGAGCCATTTTTTGTTCTTTGGAAGCACTTTTACGAGTCGCCCCACGAGCCTGGTAAATATATCGCTTCGCCGTGTCCCGAAAAAATGGGGGTTGGACCGTGCCCAATCTGTGAGGAAGTTCGAAGGATGCGCGCATCCTCGGACCCCATTGACCGTGCCTCCGCCGATGACATGCAGCCGAAACACCGCTTCCTCATGAACGTCATTGACCGATCCTCGCCTACGGGACCGAAGATCTACGAGGGCTCCTACCCCTATCGCAAGTTTCAAGGGAAGTCCGCGTACGAAAAGATCCGGAAACTCATGGTGGGTGTGACTGGTGTGAACCTTGTGACTCCCTCAGCGGACGGACGGGACCTTGTTATCTCGAAAGAGGGCTCCGGTCGGGAAGGTACCACTTATACATTCCAAGCGGACCCTCGTGGGGGTAGACCGCTTTCTGATAACCCCGCTCAAGCGCTGGAGTGGGTGAACTCTCAGCCCGACCTTCGGAAGTTCATTACTCCACCGTCGCCCGAGCAAATCCTCGACATTATGGCGGGTCGTCGTCCTGGTGACTCAGGGGGCCCCGTCGTTCAAGTCAAAGACGCTCCGCGGGGAGCCCTTCCCGCCGCTTCGGCCATGGATCATCTTCCTGGGGACCCCGACGACGATCTGACATTCTAAGATGCCTAAGAAATCGCCAAAGAAAAAAGACGAGGCCGCGTCACCGTTTGAAGCGGTGCGGGCCAAGTACGGAGAGGGAGCTATTTTTACTTCCACTTCACTGGCGACAACTTCAGAGGCCGTAGTACCCACCGGATCCCTAACGCTTGACCGGGCGTTAGGGATCGGGGGACTCCCTTTGGGTCGCATCATCGAACTCTATGGACCGGCCAGCGCGGGGAAGACAACCCTAGCTCTGCACGTGATGGCTGAAGCACAAAAAGAAGGCATACCCACCTTTTTCATTGATGCCGAGCACGCTTTCGATCCCACTTATGCCGAAGCCATCGGCGTAAACCTTTCCGAACTTGCTGTCTCACAGCCGTCGTTTGGAGAAGAGGCCCTCGGAATCGCGGAAGCCATCATCCAGGCCGCGGAAGAGCCTATGGTGATCGCCATAGACTCCGTGGCGGCGCTCACCCCCAAAGCGGAGATTGAGGGAGAGATCGAGCAATCTCAACCCGGAGTCCAAGCTCGCATGATGTCGAAGGCGCTCAGGAAACTGTGTGCCATTGCGAATCAGAAAAAGGTGATGGTCCTTTTCATCAATCAGATTCGCATGAAGATCGGGGTCATGTTCGGGAGTCCGGAGACGACGACGGGAGGCCGAGCCCTACCCTTCTACGCTAGCATCCGTCTCGACATTCGAAGGAAGGCATCCCTCAAAGAGGGTGAGACGGTTGTAGGGCAAGAGACCAAAGTCAAAGTGACCAAGAACAAGTGTGCCCCTCCTTTTAGAGAAGCACTTTTTGACATCTCTTATGGACGAGGGATCGATCAAAACGCGGAGACCTTGGATTTAGCGGTCCAAAAAGGTGTACTGAAAAGGTCGGGAGCTTGGTATTCGCAGGGTGACGAAAAACTCGCGAACGGGCGTAAGGCGATGCTGGACCGTCTTCAGACGGACGACAAACTTCGAGAGGCTCTTCGGGAGGCGATCACGTGAGAATCGCCATCGTCGCCGACGTTCACGTGGGGAACCATCGAAAGCTGGGAGGCACGATGGTTCTCGGAGTCAACCAGAGGGCCCACTACATTCTTACTACTCTAGCTGGCGCTATCGGTATAGCCGAAGGTCTAGACTGTGACTCTTTTTGGGTAGCAGGGGATCTAATGGACTCTGCCAACCCTTCGCCAGCGTTGTTGGCCAGTACGCAGAAAACTCTCAAGATGTCCTCTATCCCCGTGCATCTTCTCGCGGGGAATCATGAGCAGGTATCTACTGCACCAGGACACCACTCTCTTGCGCCTCTGGCGCCAGTAGTGGAGAAAATCTGGGATCAACCGGATTTTTTCGAGGGGGTTATGGTCTACCCCTTTTCTCCAAAAGGAGGC